GGCTCCACTGTCGTTAACTTATGATGGTGCAAAGGGTTTCTTGGGTCAATTTGGATTTGATTTTGCGATTAGACAATATATCCCTAGTCGTAAAACTAAACAAGCAGTAGTAGGATATGAACATTGGTCAAGAATAGCACTTATTGATTTTTTACAACTAGAGGGTATGGGAGTTGGCAAGATTAGAGCAATGTTCAGAAACCACTTAAATAAATGAGATATATAAAACAGAAATAATACTATATTATGGCAGGATTTACTGAAAAAAGAAACTTAGTATTTAGTTCTAACTCAAGACCATTTAGCCTCTCGAACGCACTGAAGACGCTAAGTTCTTTTGGTATGCGTTATGATGACATGGTACTCAGACAATCTCAAGCTATTGGTCCTATGGAAGACCAATTCGGCTATAGAGAGATGAACCCGTTTGGTTTAGACAACGATGACATTTATGGTGCATTTGCTGCACTGTCGATGGCAGATATTAATATGAAGAAGAACGTACCGTTCTTTGATATTGATTATCCTGGTAAGAGAGATGAATTGAGAAGATTCTCAATGAACGATGAGGTAGAAGATATTCTAGATATACTTTGTGATGAGGCAATTGTATATGATGACAAAAACTTCTTTTGCCAACCTGATATTATGGGTCTTGATGTTTCCGATGAAGTTAACAAAGACCTTAACAAATACTTTAGACAAATCTATCACTACTTTGGTTTTAACGGTGAGAATGGAGCTTGGTACTTCTTTAGAAAATTCTTAGTAGATGGTTATCTGTCATTTGAGATTATTTACTCACCAGATCAAAAAGAAATTATAGGTTTCAAAGAAATCGATCCAGTAACTCTAATGCCTGGTTTCAATAAGGACGATGGTAAGAAAGTTTGGATTCAATATAAAGACGATCCAGTAAAAGAAAGAATTCTCTATGACTCTCAAATTATTTACATTTCATATTCTTCCCTTTCAACTGCTTCAAGAGTATCTTATGTTGAAAGATTAATTAGATCGTTTAACCTACTTAGAATTATGGAACACACCAGAATAATCTGGGCAGTGACCAACGCTTCATTCAGAATGAAGTTTATTATCCCTGTAGGTGGTAAATCTAAAACAAGAGCAAAACAATCACTTGCTCAACTGATGAACAACTATAAAGAAGTCGTTGACTTTGACTTCGAGTCAGGTAACTTAACTACCGACGGTAAACCAATGTTACAGTTCTCTAAAGAGTATTGGTTACCTTCTAAAGATGGTGAACAACCAGAGATTGAAACTCTTGGTGGTGAAGGACCAGACCTATCAGATACAGAAGCACTTAAATACTTCAATGATAAACTAAGACAAGTATCAAAAATTCCTTACAACAGATTCTTATATGAAGAAAATGGCGGTGACTTTGCATTAGCAGGTGATGGTATGGTAAGAGATGAGATTAAATTCGCTAAGTTTATCAATAGATTAAGATCAGTATTCCAAGAGATTCTAGTAAAACCTCTTTACATTCAAATGTGTCTTAAATACCCTGAGTTCCAAGACGATCCACAGTTTAAAACTCAAGTAGCTCTAAGATTTAATGAAGAGAATGTATTTGCTGAATTGAAAAATCAAGAAATCATGCAATTGAGATTAGACTTTATCTCAAGTATGAGAGACTCATTAATGACAACCAACCAAGAAACTATGGAAGAAGAATACTACTTCGACCAAGAATATCTTGTTACTAAATACTTGAAGTTATCTGAAGATGAAATTAGAGCTAATAAGGCATTCAAGGCTAAAGCTGAGAAGGCTGCAGCAGAAGAGCCAGAGCCAGAAGATGATGGAATGGGCTTCTAATCCTAGATAACAGAGAAAAAGAGATATATAAAACATGAAAGCAGACATGAAAATTTTTAAAACATTTGAGGAATTTATCGCTGAAGACGCATTGAAAGCTGGCGAAGAATCAGATGTTTATGTTGAACCTGTAACTTTAGACTCAGGTCCTGAAATAAAATCAGCAGAAATTCTAGGTGCTATTACAGCATCTAAGACTGAAAAAGAATTCAAGGACTACTTCTTTAAAGAGTATGGTCAAGATGCATTTGCCGAGGGTGAAATGGACGTTCTAGTTAAGTATTATCTAGATAAAGAGACTGAAGAAGCTGAAGAAGAGAAGGAAGAAGAGAAGGAAGCTGAGAAAGAAGAGGGTGGCGA